TCGCCATACAACGAATCTACCAGACATAGGTCAATTCCGTCTGCCTGCGCCGACTTGCAAAGCTGGAAGTGAATGGTGTTGTTTCCCTCGTAGGTAGGATTATGGTCAAATCCTATGATGAAAGCCCATGCGCTCTGCCGGACAAAGGGCATGTTACCCACCGTGCCGTTGATGGTGATTTCCTTTGCGTCACCAACAGCGAAGTAGTCCTTTGCCATACCAGATGCAGCCACTGCCGCGATCTGCTCCCAAGTGAAATCGTTCAACGGGGTGCCAATTGGAGGGATGGACAGCGAAATCTTCTTCCATTCCCCATCCACTCCCAGATAACCGTCACGGGACACCCATGCACTACCGTTCCACTGGGCCGCTGCCGTCAGTCCGCCCCGCAGGTACGGGGATTCCTCCGTCAGTTCCAGCTTCACAGTCGCTTCGGCTTCCAGCTTCACCCACACATCCCCGCTTGCAGGGCTTGCAGGTTCGTCCGTGTCGATATAGACCGTGCCGGGGGTGGTGTCCGTGATGACCACGATCTGACCATCCGTCACCGTAGCGGGGAGGGTGGATGCAGTCACCACGTCCAGTTCGACACCGCCGCCCTCAGCCGTCACGATGATGTCCCTGTCGCAGTATTTGCCAGCCGTGGGCAGGCGGACGGAAATGCCGCCTTCTACCGTGATGTTGAAACTCATACAGCCGCCACCTCCCCGTTGTAGACAGGCAGTGCTGCGATCACGTCATTGACCATGCTCTGCTGGTCGGCTGCTGTCCAGTAGTCAGTGCCGCGAACGGGGGTGTAGCCGTCTGCACCGTCTTCACCATCGAAATAGTCAACGCCCTTGACAGGTGTATAGCCATCTGCGCCTGCTTTACCCTGTGGGCCTTGAATCTGTCCGACATTCTTCCATGTGGATTCAGATACAGACCATACATACAGATAGCCATCAATCAGGTACGAATCACCAGCGTTACCTGTGGGATGTGCCGCTTTCAGCGCATCTTCACTGTCATAGCTGCCAAGAATGGTAACACCTGTGCCATCCTTGCCGTCACTACCTGCGGGGCCGGGAGGGCCTTCAGGGCCGCGCTCACCTGTCTCACCCGGCAAACCCTGCTCACCACGGGAAGGGGAACCACTGTCCACGAATTCGCCAGCTTCATCATCCCACATATACCAGTTTTCATTGCTGCCAATGTAGGGCAGTTTCTCTGCCACATGGTTTGCTTCCTCAACAGCCTGTTCCACTTCATCCGCCGCATTGTCAAGTTCGTTAATCAGGTTTTTTGCTTCCTCATGGGTTGTTGCCATTTCCGCAGCAAGGCCCTTCATGTTATCAAGTGTGATAATCATTTCATCCGTGGCAACATAACTTCCCGTGTCTGTCTGTCTGATATAGCCCTCTATCAGGCGTACAGTACGGGTGAAGCCATCGCTAACCAGCTTCAAAGCAAGCGAAAACGCACCTTCCACAGTGTTATAACAGACGGCAGGAAGGTCTACGTATACGGTATTGCCATCTACACCGCCTGTAACATGGATAGTTTCGCCATCCGGGCGAATGAATGCACCAGTAACCGTATAGCCCGATACATCAACCTTTACGCCCTTATTGGTCAGGATAGCGCCAAACCTGTTAGCCAGCGCATCACCAGCAGCAAGCAAAACGCCGTAACTCTCACGGTGCAGAGGCTTTGTCATGTCTACCGTGATTATATCTGTTCTGTTCATCTCGCTCATGTTGTATCATCCTTTCACATATCGCCCACATGAGCGATCATTAGCATACCCAGTGCGACAACGGTTTAGGATTCTCATAAACCCCCGTCAGCGCGTCTGGTGCGTCATCGTGTGCGTTCTTGCCTTCCCTCTGGTATCTGCTGATAGCATCTGCAAACTCAGGCCAGCGGTCTTCCCAGTTGACCGGGAAATACACATTAGCCATCACAGAAGCAGAGTTTGAAAGAATCCTTGCTTCCTTGTTCTTGCTCTGTGTGAACCACTTGACGTTGGTATGCTTGTTTCCTTGCTCTTTGCATATCCTGGCAACGTTTCGCGCAAAGCCTCTGCCGCCGTTATTGCTCTCTATGATTGCACAGCCGATGTTGTTTCTTGTCAGCATCCGGGCCGTCTCCGGCTCGGTGATCTCCATTGCATCCTTGCTATAAAGCACGTCCAGGATGTAATAGCTATCGCCGTACATGCCATAGCAGATAGAACACAGGAAGTCGCTGCCTTTATCAGCAGTATCTGTATAGTTGAGCAGATACGAAAAAAGCGAGTTACCCTTATCGTCTTTGGGTATCTCGCTATATGTCTTGATATTGCTATACAAGCGGCCTTTTACGTCGATAGGCTCTTGCTGGTAGTTGGCTGCTACTATGTCTTTGTTCATGTTCTTAATCTTCAACGCGTAATCTTCCGCACTGAGGATTTCAGGACATAGCATAGAGCCGTCATCCTGGACAGCCTTGTAATTGATGTGAACCACATTCGGGAAGTTCTCCAGGACATATCCTGCCAGGTCACCAGTTGACCAGCGCGTCATGATAATAATGATCTTAAAGCCATTCTCACAGCGGGAAAGCATCGTATTATTGAACCAGTCTACCAGCTTTTGCAGGTGCGTCTCGTTGTATGCTTCTTCCGCATTCTTGATAAGATCATCAATAATCATGATGTTACAGCCGAAGCCCGTAGCAGTACCACTGGGAGAAGTAGCAAGATAATTAGATTCCTGCGAACCTTCCAACATCCATTTCTGCGCTGATGCTTCACCATACTTGATACTAACACCTGGGAAGATGTCAGAAAACACCGTAACGCCGGGAGACTGCTTCTCTGCTATGGTATCGCGCACCTGCTTTGCAAAGGTACTCGACAGCGTTTCATTGTATGAACCAGTCATAACCTTTACAGACTTCCCATATACGCCGAATAGCCAGTCAACTGTATTGGTTGCTGACCTGCTTTTGCCGTGGCGAGGTGGCATGTTAATAACCATGATTTGCTCTGTCGCTTCTTGTATGAACCATTGCAGACGTTCGCACAAATCACGCAGGAAAGGCCGTTCTTCATTGTAAAAGTCAGGAGCGCGAAACTTGCAGTATTCCCACAGATAACGCCTGGAAAGCTCCATTTGAGCCTGTTTGCGTACTTCCTTCTTATCCATTGCGCACCAACTCGCGCAATTCATCCGTACTCATGCCGGAGAAAGGATTATTCACCTCAGCATTGACAGCGAGCAGGTCTGTTGGCTTTTGTCCGACAGTGTCTCGCACATACTCAGCAGCTTTAGTATCACCTTTCATTGCTTTCTGGATTTGTGCAATCATGATAGCATCTTGCACACTGATATTCTTTCCCTTCAATGCTGCAAAGTTCTTGATGGTTTCAACGTCTGCATCTCTACCATCCTTTAAAGGCATAGAAAGCATGATATCAAGCGTTTCACGCATCAGCTTCTTTGCACGTTTTGCTTTGCCGGATGCAATGCCGCCAGCCCTACCACGTGCTATTGCTTCTTCTCTGGTCTGTACAGGATTCAAATTCTCTTCATTTGCCATTTCGCGCAACCTCCTTTCTAATAGTTATGGAATCAGCTTCTTTCTACGCATGCCAACAAGGGCTGATTCTTCGTTTCCGTGAAGAACCTGCCCTCTATACGTCAATAACTGCTGTTTAGTGATCTTCCCTGCCCTATATAGCTTCTTAAGCAGTTTCAACGTCTCCATTGAGCAGCACCGCCTTTTGTCCTGTCATCTGCTCCCACCGGGAAATGATAACATCAACATACTTTGGTTCTAACTCCATACCATAGCAGATACGGCCTGTTTGCTCACATGCAATAAGCGTTGTACCACTGCCGCAGAAAGGCTCAATGACGATATCATCTTTATCTGTCATGGCTTGTATGTACTCGGCAGGAAGCGCAACGGGAAACATAGCCGGATGCAAGCGCCTAATATCGGACAACTCTGCATGCAATGTAAGTACGCTTTCCATCTGCTTATACTTGTTAGACGTATCGCCTCTGCTGCTGTACTTGGTGCTACCGTCTTTCTGTCTGACCTTGCGCTTTCTGTTGTTGTTAATGCTGTCTTCTTTCTTTTCCCAGGTTTGATTTATTTCGTAGAACTCAGTACCGAATACAAATATCCATTCATGGCGAATTGGGAAGAATGCTTTCTGCTGCCCGATAGAACCTGCCATTGTCTTATCCCAGATGTTCCAGGCAAGCAGCTTATATCCTGCTTCCTTAGCTACTCTGATATATTCGTCCCAGTATTGCACAATCTCGTTATCTTTGCGCTGAATGCCCAAATTAACACACTGATAGTCAACAAAAGGACGATAAGCAGCGATAAACAAAGAGATATGATCGACAGAAAGGTCCTTACCTCCTTCATACTCTCGCATATCACTATAAGGCGGACTTGTGAAGAGGATTCGTGCCTTTTCGCCGTTCATCAGCTTAGAAATACAGAGAGGGTCAGTGCTGCTACCGCACATTAGACGATGCCTGCCAAGCTGATAAACGTCTCCTTGCTTTGCTCTTGCTTCTTTGGGTGTCTCAATATCGTACTCATCTTCTGATACTTCTATTGGTTCTTCCTCTTCTAACACATCTTCAAAGCCAAATAAAGACATGTCAAAATCGAAAAGATCATCCATTTCCTCTGTCAGAAGGTCCATATCCCATTCTGCTTGTTCTGATACTTTGTTATCTGCAAGCCTGAATGCCTTTACTTGCTCTTCTGTGAGATCATCTGCAATGATGCAAGGAACTTCTTTAAGTTTGAGCTTCTTTGCGGCTTTATGCCTTGTATGACCTGCTACAATGACTCCGTTACTGTCAATCACAATTGGAACCTTGAAACCAAATTGTTTGATTGACTCTGCAACATACTTCACAGCAGCATCATTCCTACGAGGGTTTTTCTCGTATGGCTTTATGTCGTTTACTGACTTCATGACAATATCCATTGCAAATCCTCCTTTTGCAACGTTTCCCTCATCGACCCCTCCATCGAGGAGGATAAACCCGCAAGCAATATATAATAGACTTTACTGCCCCTTAAAGCCTAGAATAATAGATACATTATGTATCGAGCTTGCACTTCCAAAGAATAACAATAGTATATTACTATTATTATACTTATCTTTACGCCTACGGCAGTAAATCCTTTTTTTCTCGTATTTCGCTAAAGCGAAACATTCGAAAAAAACGATAGAAATAAAAAAGCTATTGCATATTCCCATTCCAGCTTATCGGATAGGATATTGCAATAGCTATTATTATTTCTTGGGCCTGCCTTTGCAGTTTAATCATAACGCGAATGTTTAGTGAATTGCAATGAATTATTGTGAACTATTAGGAACTCTTTTTATGTTCCTGTTATACGTTGGAGCAGCTTAACACCTGCTTCTATTTCTTCTTGCGTTAAATCGG